GGTAGCAGCCTGATATACACCTTTAACATAAGAAAAATGATTCTTATAAAGGGGAAGGAAAACAGGCCCACCATCTTCAGCAGCACGCATTAATACAATGAAGCCTTTATCCTTAATATTAACACCGGTATCAAATGTTGCAACACCGTTGGGGAAATAGCCAACACCAATTTTGCCAGCATCTGCATCAGTCTTAGACTGAACAGTTCCCGAAGTAAGACCAGCAACATTTCCACCAAGAATGAATTGTCTCATATTTTATTGTTGGTTTTTATTATTATTTTCTCTTTGTTGTTGTTCAGAAGTTAATCCAAGTGTTTGGAACCAAAGAGCAACAGCAGTTTCAACTATTTGATGATGAGTATGTTCAGGTAAATCACAACTAACTGAAGTATCAGTATTGCCACTTTCCCAAGCATCTTCATCAAGATGAACAACGGCAGGCATCTTTACATAAGAAATGTCAAAGCCGTCAACATCTAAAAGGCTGTCCCCCGTAAAGAGAGATATAACAAATCTTTTATCATCTATTCCTCTATTGAGGCTAACAATAGGATAATCATACGATGCACGGTTCAGATAATCATCAAGAGTTTGATGCAACCTTTCGCTCTCAATAACTCTACAATCTCTTTTTATAACTTTAGCTCCAGGATTTTTATATCTTAAAACGAAATTTGTAATACAGATAGGAGATTCAGGTAAAGTACACTCAACTTCTGTACCTTCGTTTGATTGTTCAACAGGAACTTCTTTACTAAAGCTATAAGTAACAAAAAGAGTATGATAAGAATTAAAAGCGCTAACTTTAGTATATTGAGGTGTTCTAACATCTTGAAAAGGCCTTGCATTGCCCAATATAGCAACTCGAACATTTTGAATTATAGCCTCATTAAGAAACTCATCAATAGATTCAGGAAGAATACCACGAATCTGTTGCAATCCTTGTTGTTGCCCAAGTGTTCTGAACAGAACGTGCATCGCATAAATATCCATCGTTTATATCAGATTATATAAGATTAAGTTTAGCCTTATAAGCATTCACCGCTGAAGTATTATTAGGGTTCTTAAACCAAACAACAGCTTCATTCATATTAGCTCCAATGAATTCACCAGTTGCGGTAGTGATATTTTGGTTATTAGCCATTCGAATTAATTCACCACGAGCAATAAGTTTTTCAATCGTAGCTTTGATAAGTTTATCTCCATCATTGAAGATTTTATTGAAGACTTCAGGCTCTTCAGTAGAGAACTTGTCAAGATTGCTTTCTTTAATAAGTTTATTTTCAGCAAGCGAAGGCATAACAGGAAGATTCTTCGCAAGAGCATATTGAATATAAACTGCCTCAAAGAGAGTATCATCACCAATACAAGTAACATAATTTGCTTTTGCTTTGTTAATAGCTTTCCGCTTGCGTTCAGCATTAGCAGCCTCTTTCGCATCATCACGGAAATAAAAACGAACATTAGCATCTATGTTAACAAAAGCAGGGTCTTTAGCAACATCGTTATATAAAAGACAATGCCTATAAAGTAAATAATCTTCAACACTAATAGGCATACCATACTTATGTTTCTCACTCTCAAGAGCATTAAGACGATTAATCTTTAACTGAAGAGCCCGACGAAGTGCAATTATATCTGTACGAGGGACAGCATCATATTCTGCATTAATTTTGTCTTCTTCTTCTTTAAAATGAAGATAATCTCGCTTAGTATTATATCTGAAAGATATATCAAAAGTTTTACCATTTTTATCTACTTTAACCATAATATTATTAAGATATTGCTTTACACGAGTAAAGAAATTCTCGTTGTTAGGCGATACCCCAATAAGATTAGGGAAGTATGCTGCAATTTCATCTTTATTACCAGCAAGTGTCCGAGAAGAAGTAACAGAACTACCAATATAAGTAACTCGCTCTAAAAGAGCTTTACTGTTAACACGACGATACAAAGAATAATCTTGTACACGAGCGATAGTAACAGTTCGTTCATCAATATAAGGATAATCCAAACTTTTATCTTCGGCAGGTTTAGGTGCTTCTACACTTGCAGGAGGAACAACAGTACCTGAAGCCGGAACAATTGGCTTAGGAGCTCCGTTAGCCGCACCAGGGCTTGTAAATTGGAAACCAGGACCAGGCATAATTTCTTAAAGTTTAAAAATGATTAAAGGGCGCACTCCATTAAGAACATCTTGGTAGCGTTATCTACCTGAAGTCCGAGAGAAGATTTAACCTCATAACGAGCCATATCAACTTCAGTAGCAGCATGATTGGTATTAGGAAGACCCCAGCAAGCAGGAATATCCGTCATACCTTCAATAACTTTAGTCTTATTAATCTGGCCTTTCATACGAGCAACACGCACATTCTGATGGCCATTATAAGAAGAGAAGTCAATAAAGCAAGCACGATGAGAAGTCATAGGATAACCGGTACGAGGATGTATGAAACCGTTTTGTTTAGCAGCCTCAGCAATAGTTCCTTTATCAAAGAAAGCACAATGCTTAGCAGTAATCGTATGACCTTCAACAGTCTTATATTTACGGAAATATGCACCATATTCCATATTATCAGGAGAACCTTGAATTTCCTTTTCACCAAGAGGAGTAAGGAAACCATTATCTTTAGCGTCTTGTTTGATACCTTCATCAAAGTCCTCAAGGAAACCTTTACCACCAAAGAGAACAATGTTCATCTTACCAGTGTCAGTATCACGCTCAAGAATATCACCAACAGTCCTCTTAATCTTAGTGAGAGGCAGATACTCACCATAAGTATCATAGTTATTCTCACGGCAGATTTCTAACATACCTGCAGTATGAGGAATAGGTTTTCCGTTATCACGATCTTTAAGAGTAATTTCACCTTGTGCATTACGATTATATTCAGCAAGCCAAAGACGCTCTTCAATAGCAACACGCTTAGCAATCTCAAACTGCCGCATTTCCTCGTTAATCCAAAGTTTAGAAGTACCGCCCGTAGAAGAACTCTTAAATTCATATTCAGTAATGACATTAGCAAGATTACCAGCAATTTCTTTAGAGAAACGATGGAACTCAAGCTGAGAAGTCATACTACCAGGGCCCATAGAATTACTACGATTACCCTTAGAATAAGATTCACTAACAGTAGGAGCACCTTGAGACCAATACATACCTTTAGCAAGGAACTCAGGGTTCACATAAGCATTAGGATTAGGATTGGTAAGTTTAAGGATATAAGCATATCCATAAGGAGATTCACCGAGGTCTTTTTGAACACGAACCTGAGTTTTAGCATCAGGACCAATAAGACTATATTGTTCAATAAACCAATGCGTAGCAAAATGAACTTCAAATTCAGTACCACCTTTACCAGGAGTAATATTAGCAGTGTTAAAGTAAGTTACATAATCAGTAAACTTCATACGGCCCATAGTCTTCCAAGTCCACTGAACAGTAGCAATATCAGTAACACCAACAGAGCCTTGACCTTCCGTCATAAAAGTAAGAGGGAATCGGTCATCATCCATACCATAGTTATAGGTAAGAAAAGAATTAATTTCAACAGGTTTCTGAAGTTGGAGATAAGCAATAGATTCCTCATTGCTATAACCCCTATCCTCATAACGACCTTGAGAAATAACTCTCATTTTGTCCATTGCCATAGTTGATAATAGTAATTTTAATAATTAAACATTAATAACCAAAGCTTTCTTTTCCAGCTTCAGTATTTGGATTAGTAGGAGGAGTTATTTTCATTTGTCCAGCAGATTTACGGTTTTTACTTTGAAGTCTAAGGGTCTTCACCTTTTCTTCATTGATTGCCATTTTAACTAAGTCTGCATAAGTACCCCCAGTAAACTTAAGATATGCACGAAGAATTTCATCTTGAAGAGCATCTTCAGGTTTAGTAGCTCTCACATCTTTAGCATAACCTGTAAGGCCATCCTTATCGGTACGATATAAGTAATTGAAGAAATCATTAGAAGTAACACTAACTTTCTTTCCATCGCGTTCAACGATAATGGTATCAGGAATTTGATAACCAGCAATCTTATGACTGTCGATAACCTGTTTAACACCATTCCAATAATTAGTGGAATCTTCAATTGCTTTTTGTTGAGCAGCCTTTGCTTCTTGTTCAAGTTGTTGAGCACGAGCTTTATCTTTTTCGACTAAAGCTTCAAGCTCTTCTTTAGCAGTAGCGGCCAAAGTACCTTGAGATTTAAGGAAATTAATGTAAGAATCTACATTGCCTTTACGACCATCTTCTTTCCATGCAGTTCTAATGATGGTTTCTTGTTGGGCTTCATTATTCTCATCAATCTGAATGTTACTTCTATCAGGAACTTCATTGTATCCTTCAAGAGAATTACCATTGGCGATATAAAAATCAACCATAGGTTTAACAAAAGGAAAACGAGAATAGAAAGCATTAATTGTTGCATCAGCAACTTCTTCTCTTCCGGTTTCAATAGCGTCTTGAACAAACGCTTTTACACCTTCAGGAGTGTTTTCATATTCAATAGGCTTACCCTCTTCATCTACAATTTCTAAATCAAGAGCTTTTGCTATATTGGCAACATTTAAGTCTTTATCACCATCCTCTTCGGAAACTTCAAAAGTCTTAACCCAATCAGCAACTTCAGCCGCAGTTTTGAAAACATTTCCATCTTTGTCAACTACATCACCGGATTCGTTGACAGTATATGTAGTATCATCTACTTCAAAACTTGTACCAGCTTTATATTCATGAGGAAACTCAGAAGGATTAGCTGGAGGAGTATTAGTATCATTCTTAGGAGGATTAGTATTAGAAGAATCGTTAATGTCAGTAATAACATTACCATTTTCATCAACCTTAACTTCCTTACCAGATTCAATATCTGTCTTTTGTTCTTCCGCAGACGGAGTTGTAGGAGGTGGTGTAATATTACTACCACCAGTATAACCAAAATCGGGAATAGGCATAACTTTATTGTTTTTAAGATTATTAATAGATTCACTATTTGATACAATAATAGTAAATTTATATAGAAAATAAAATACTCCAGCAATAAAATCTATATTAAAATGCCTATATATAATATACTGCTATGTTTAATCTTTTTCCGGCACAAGCCAAAATAAAGCCCTCTAAAGCATTTTAAAATGAAAAATGAAGTCCCCATCATAAAACACTCAAAAATGGCTTAAAATCAAAATTGGACACCAAAGA